ATTTTATCATAGGGTTGCAAGTTAACAGTCGAACTTTTGACTACTTACTTACATCTAGACGGTATAAAAATAGATATAGTATGACGCGTCAGAAAGAAATATTGTTTAGGGATGCCCAGTCTAATAGACAAAGCCAAGTTTTATACTCATTTGGCGCGCGCCAATCAGAATCCGTCTTTGGATTTTTTATGCTAATTTATACAACAGCCGTCCATGAGGTGATTATAATATATGGTTGTCTGGCAGTCGTTAACTATTATTAACTAACCGGTTGTTAAGATTCCGTCTAAACATAAGGCGCCATTAGATGTTTATACCTACCAAAATGTATCATTCGGTAAGCGCTAACCATGTTTGATCATTGTATTTATTATGTTAATTTAAACAAATCATATGTATTACGTGGAATTCGTAACTGCTATTATAGCTTTGGAAAAGCCGAATTTTTTTGGGCATCAATAAACTATAAAAATTTAACTGTAAATGGTTTTATATTTGCAGATCATTTCTAGAATAATTTATGCGGAGCACGTGTTAAGTACACGTAATATTTTTTCATTGTCTGGATGGTTTGTGTACATATTTAGAAGACTTACATCATTTTATACAAGGAAAATAACATGTTATTGCTGTAGCTAGGATTGGATTTCCCCACGCCTACTAGGCGTTGTTTCTAAACATAACGCCCCTATTGTTCTTACATTACATTTAATTATTTTGCCTCGAATTAAATACGATATATTAAATATTTTAGTATCCTATATTCCTTGATTATCTGTTCAGAATTTTAATTCAAAGTTTAAAAAGCTATAGAACATAATGTCTATTCGTAAATAATTCTGCACTAATATCTCGATAGTGGGAAATATATTCAATAGTTAAATTCACCCTTAATAGAACACCCCTATAATTGCCAAATCAATTAATTAGCTGATGTTTCAGGGGGTACTACTCTGTGGGGAGGTTTCAGTATAGCTAACCATAGACCATAGTTCGAAAAGGCAAGACGGTTAATCCCCGTATAGCAAAGGGTAGAGATCATCAACCCCTTATGTAAGCGAATGTATAGTCAAGGTCATTTACTCGGGGTGGTTTTTGTTTTGAATTCGGTGTGACGTCACTAACGTTTGCTTAAGTTCTCGCTTCCCGTCCTAAAAAAATATTTCAGAGCGAGTCTAAGTCTCTTAATTTTTCAGATCGCGTACATTCCTGTTAGTATTTCAGGATTTCTCATAATTATTGTACTACCCTCGACCAGGAGTCTTTTTGTTGTCGAAAATTAGAATTCTAAATGCCAAAAAAACTTGTTTGTTTTTAAATTATTTTATCACGCCTTTATTGCGTGTCAATTATAACCTTCAAAAAAACCCAGTGTGATTTATATCTTATCAACATATTTTTTCGCGAAATTTTGCGAGTTGGTTTTTCCAAGATCAAGGATCAGACTCAGGTCAAAGTTTATCTTCTTTGTCGGCAATTAGTCCGATGATAATGAGTTCCTATTATTTACAGATATTATGGGCACGCGAAAGAGCTGCCCTGTTATGACAAAACGACGTATCTCGAAAATCATAGATTCGAGAAAATAGCGTATACTATTAAGTTTTCACAGAATTTGAGTATAATTTAACAGAAAAATTCATTTCTGTCATGACAAAACGTCGTAACTCGAGATACGTTTTTTTATCTTGAGAAACTAATGCTCATTTTGATAAATAAATGAAATTGTTATGACAAAACTCAATATTATTGACATAATTAATCAAATTAATAAAATTTTGATGATACCTTATCATTAAGTGACACTAAAAAAATCTTTTTAGCTTTGTTACGACAAAACAGCGTATCTCGAGATACGTCGTTTTGTCATGACAGGGCAGCTCTATGATTATCCATAAAGGTCAATGTTAAAAGCAAAAATATGTAGATATTAATATCTTTTTTTCAAGACTTGGTTGGCTTTCAAAAATTTTACTGCTTAATTATGATATTATAAAGTACCAATATGCCAAATTTCATTAAATTCTGAAAGTCAATTCTAATACCGGTAGTACTACCTTAACTCAGAGCTCTCATTTCTTACATAGTGACTTTCCGTGTGTGTATCAACGGTAGTTGTTATACTGGGTGCTGAAAAACTTAGTGGATTTACACACTTAAATACGAAACATCCCTAACTAATCAGATTACTGATATGTAGTATGATAGCACCGCGTGATACGGAAGAACTACCCCTTATGAATAAACATTGATAAAGTTGTTCATTGGTTTAGGTAATGTTGAAATAAATATGTATAATAGATAAATATTTATGTGTCATTGACAAATAGGTCATCAGACAATAGACATGCGTCACAATTTTAATGTTACTTTTAATGGAGAGGTATTTGTATTATTTTTGTGGTCTGCTTGTTGATAAAATCCTCCCATTAATGTTTTTAATGTTGTTATTAATACAGTCATTTGGGTTACGTGATTAATAGTTCGTACGCAAATTCTGGTACGTTTGACATATGTTATTGACGACCGTTGCTTCCTTACTTGGGTAAAATAGCTCACCACATGATAAGCACAGCACATACCTAGTTTATGAACGGTATGGTGAAAATAAGCAACATATTTGTAATGACCAGAATTACTTTATTAACTAAAGTTACTGAGATACATAATCCACTACATCAAAAATATTATCTTAAAAAAACTTTAAATATCTTAACCTAAATTTTTTTTGGGCCTTAACTTTGGTATAATTAAAAAATAAGCTAAACTTAGTGTTATTAAATCATAAGGTAGTTTTACCTTATGAAGTAATATTTTAGAGGTTTAGCTGTAAAGTAAGAAAGAAATTTATGAAAAACAAATTGGTCTGATTCATTTCTTTTCAAATAGCAGTGCAAGACCATGTGTATAAAAATGTACTGCCTTATAGTGGAAACGCTAAAACTCCTCTGCTGTCTGATGTTCAGCACTGTTGATGGTACTGATATGGTCTTTGCAATTACCAGTTGATAAAGACAGGAATCTGCAGCACAAAATGTCGAAGTTCTTCCGATACCTTTGCTTCCATGAAAAACAATAGGTCCCGGTAACCGCCGGTTAGTCTTCAATGCTTCATGCTGCCAGTCTTGATAGTCTTCATTCACAGCCAGCAAGAAGTCAAGAAAGTTTCTTACATCAGGAGTTTCGTCTTCGGGCCAATCTAGAAATTTAAAGTGATGTACTGTCCTTAACTCCCCAGTTCTTTTGTTGATAATATTAAGTACTGTTTCGGTGTAGTTGCATTCCGACTCGGTCATGTCCTCCTTGACAATAAAGTCACTGAAGATTGTAAGGAAAATACCGGATATTGTTTGGATCTGACTCTTCTTTGGCGCTAGTAAGCATCACGATCACACGGGTGTTCTCCTGCCAAACCATGGTGCAGAAATTGTTCACAGTGTTCTCCATCGGGTGCTCGGTGGCTATGAATTTTTTCGGCTGGTTATATACACTCACATAACTGGCATTGATGTAGTCTGTGCCGTCGCTGGTCTGGGATAAAACCACACGGGAGATGTCCCAACATGGATGTTGCCTGAATCGATTTAGGTTTATGTTTGTCGGCTTGATGAAGTTTTCACAAGTTCCGGCTATTGGTACAGAGAGAACGCTGGCGTGTTCACGAGAGACCTCCTTGACGAAGTCTGGACTGTGGAATCGTTGCATAAATTCAGCAGGTCCATAAATTGCTGAGAGATTGGTGGCCATCATTGCAGATAAGAAACTCTGGATTCGACGATGCGAAGATGTCTGATCACCAAGACTTCCACTGGTATACTTATTAATAGATAGTGTTAGTTGTATCGCTATTTATACGGTCTACTATCATCCATATGGATACGTATCCATTAACTTTTACTGATCCGGGCGTTCCCCGCGAAAGAAGACTGAAACACGCACTTGACCCGTCGAGCTCGTTTAAAATATCTTTTAAATTTGAATAACAATATGGTTTATCAAATTCTTTTCTTAATAGTAGGTATATAATGCTAGGTAATTTAGCTGAACCTAATCAATATGTGGTTTTCCAATGACGTTATACTGAAATAATAATATGGCAACTAATTAAAAATATATTTTTAATTGAAAAAAATATCTAAATAAGGTGAATATTCTTTCCCGCTTCACAGCATTATTTATATTTGTTAAAAATGCTAACCGTAAGATGGACGGTGTGGCTTAATGTATATAGAATAAGTGAAAGAAAATTTAGTATAGACCGGATAGCTCAAATGATAGAGTAGCCGACATGTCTTCGGAAGGTTCTGGGTTCGTATCCCAGTCCGAGCTGTCTCTAATAATTTTTTCTCGCATATTCTATAAACTCACATTAAGATGATCCTCTCCACAATCCTTTCTCAATCCTTTCCTACCAATTATCCTGTTACGTGAATGTTGGAACGCTTCACGTAATAATTATCCGTAACTCCTACTCTTTCTCGTTTCACAACATTATCTACATTTGTTAAAAATATGGAACGCTTCAACGCGGTGAAATCACCGATGATTCATATCTACGGGAAATAAAAGTCCTATATATACCAAATCCTGTAGAGAGGTCCTTCAGTCGACTGTAAAACGTTCCTGAATCCACCCGAACTTTTCATAATATAACAATTGGTGCTACATTAAAATGGGTTGTGGCAACTCTAAAGCTTTAACTCGTAAGGGATTGATTAAATTCATCGAAAATAAAAATGCAGCTAAATTAATTAACCAAGAACATAAAGACTTGATGAACGAGAAGGAAGAAGGAACGTTTGGCGCTTCGATAGCAACTGGGTACTTCGGTGACTGTCAAAATGAAAATGAAGGACTGTATTTTGATCACAGTCGCGTCGTTCTCCAAATAGAAAATGGCTCCCACACGTACATCAACGCGAGCTACATAGATGGTTTTGATTATCAAGATGCCTACATCACAATGAAGACACCTCTCTCAAGGATGGCAATTTTTAAGTTCTGGTGGATGGTGTGGGAACACCAATCCGAATCCATCGTGATGCTCAATACGCCGAAGACTGACCAGAACATTTATAGGATTCCTTACTGGCACCCAGAAGAAGGATCTTCTCTTCAGTGCGGAAAATTGAAGATTACCACGTCGAAATTTCATCTGGACCATCAAAATTTTGAACTCACGAAGCTTATCGTCACCCATGAAGGTGGAAGTTCGTTGTACGTAAATCACTATTCATACTATAATTGGCAAAAGGATCATATCTTGCCCAGAACGTCTGACTTCCTTGACTTCATGCGGATGGTATCATTATACCGCTACACGACAGTGACGCCAGTGACTTGTAAAGGCTACAAGAATCCTATGATAGTCCATTGTAGTGATGGGCTAGAACGTTCTATGGTATTCTGCGCCATTGACATATCTATTTCACAAATTAGAAAAACAGGGAAACTTAATTTGTATTCTAATGTTTTAAAACTTAGGCGAGATAGATACGACTGTCTCAAAAAAGTGAATTACTATTTGTATTGTTACTTAGTTTTATACTTCTATGTTTCATTTTATATGTAAACATAACTTTTTTCTGTTCTAGTTTATTTATTTAAGGTCACTTTAAAATATCTAGATTGTTGAGAACCGCGCGTAAAAATTCTTACTGTAGACCTCATATTCTATCTCAAAAGAATTATCTACATGCGTCTTAAAAGTATTTAGTGTCAACTTTTCCCTAGTCTAAGTTCAGTTATTATAGATAAATTAGCCTAATCTTTAACTTATTTGTAAGGTATGATAAGAATACTAGGTTAAGAGTTTTAGCCTTTAAGTAGACCTAAGATTTTGTGATTGTTTAAAAAACATGTGAAAATTTTGTCAAATCCTTTTCTAAAAAGATCGACTGATTATGGCAGTATTTTTGAAGGAATGAAGGCGCGCATGATGTATCTTGTGTTTAATAAAAATATCAATTCAATGTGAAACTTTTTATTATTTATTACTATTTTTCAAAAGAACTATCACTTACCTATTATTCAGAATTTATCAGGGCTAATTTGCGTCATAAACTTTATGGCGTCAACTAAACTACTTACGACTCTGGTCAAGCGATGAGGAAAGCCCCGCAAATTTTTTTAAGAAATTTTTTTTCAGCAATTTAACGTTTTTGAAGATGTTTGAAAAAATTATTAATATATTCTAAAATGTTTAAGGAACAAATACAAATTTTTTTGAATAATTTTAGTAAATATTGAAGATGTAATAAACAAAATATAATTGAGCGCGGCGTCACGCTCATAGGGTGACCAGTCTAGGGTTAACTTTTACTGATCCGGGCGTTCCCCGCGAAAGAAGACTGAAACACGCACTTGACCCGTCGAGCTCGTTTAAAATATCTTTTAAATTTGAATAACAATATGGTTTATCAAATTCTTTTCTTAATAGTAGGTATATAATGCTAGGTAATTTAGCTGAACCTAATCAATATGTGGTTTTCCAATGACGTTATACTGAAATAATAATATGGCAACTAATTAAAAATATATTTTTAATTGAAAAAAACATCTAAATAAGGTGAATATTCTTTCCCGCTTCACAGCATTATTTATATTTGTTATAACGGATATTGTAATCTTAGCTATTACAATATAAGATTAAATTATATATAATTCTTTACTCTGGTAACTATAGTTACCAAAATTATTAGATAAAGTATATTAAAAATATACTTTAAATTAAAACGACAATATTGTTCATCAAATTCCTTTCTTAATAGTAGGTGTACATGACGGTAGGTAACTTAGCTTAACCTAATCAATATGTGGGTTTCCGGTGACGTTATCCTGAAATAATATCATGGTAACTAACTACAAGTAATTCATTAAAAATATATTTTTAATTGGAACAATAATATTATTTATCAAATTCTTTTCGAAACAATACATATATGACGGCAGGTATTTTATTTTAACCTAATCAATATGTGGTTTTCCAGTGACGTTATCTTGAAATAATAACATGGCAACTAACTACGGTTAATTTGTTAAAAATAAAATTTGAATTGAAATAAATATCTAACGTAGGTACGTTCGTCATCGATGTTTCATATCTACAGGAAAAAAGGATCCTATAAATACTGAATCCTGTAAAACGATCCTTCAGTCGACTGTGAAACGTCCCCAAATCATCCCAAACGTTTCATAAGTCAATAATTGGTCCTGTATCAAAATGGGTTGTGTTTATTCAAAAACGCTAAGCCGTAAAAGCTTATTAAAATTAATTGACAAGAGGAACGCAAGTACAATTATTTACGATGAACACCAGGAAATAATGAACATGGTGCTGAGTGGAAGTTTATGTTCTTCTGCATCTACTGAAACCCTCCAAAGAAGCCAACGGGAAGAAGAAGAGCTTCTCTTCGAAGACAGCCGCGTTGTTTTATCCGACGAAACGGGCTCATGTACCCCTACTAACGCAAGCTACATCAACGGGTTTAAGGATCCTCAAGCTTACATCGCAACAAGGACTCCGGATTCAGAGTCGACAATCTTCAATTTTTGGAGAATGATATGGCAGCACCAAACTGAAATCATTGTAATGCTTGATCAGCCTGAAGAAAATCTGTATGCCGCCTCGTTGTGGAATTCGGATGAAGAGTCGTTGCTCCAAGTTGGACAGCTGAGCATCAAAAAATTCAGAGCTCATCAGAACAATTCAAGTTTTCAGATTCTGAGAGTGCTTATAACACATGAAGATGGAGCTACGTTGAATGTGAACTACTTCTTGTTCAAGAACTGGCAGCGCCAAGGCCTCCCGCCCTCAGAATGTCACGTGCTAGATCTAATCTTCATGACACGTCTTTACAACAAATCGGCAGTGACGCCGGAGTCTGTAAAGGGCTATAAGAGTCCTATAGTGGTTCACTGCAGTGACGGCTTGCAGAGATCCATGGTTTTTTGTGCTGTGGATATCGGCATATCATCTATTTCAATAAGAGGTGAAGTAAATTTATATTCTATAGTATCGAATCTAAGAAAGGAAAGGCATAATTGTCTGTACGACGTAAACGACTATACCATGTGTTACTTGCTTTTACATTACTATTGTATGTTTTATATGTAAACATCTATAATTTTTTTTATTTATTCATTTACGGTCACTGTATATCATCTAGATTGTTAACGACTGCGCGTACAAATTTATACTTTGTTTCATACTGAGTCTAAAAGGAATTATCAGCATGTATGTCAACAATATTTAGTTTTAATTTCCTTCCAGTGGTTCAGTCATAGATAAGTTAGTTTAAGATTTAGTTGTAGTAATACAATTATTAGTTAAGAGTTTTTAATCTATAAGTAGAAATCTATGGTTGTCTAAAAAACATGTAAAAGTTTTGTTAAATATCTAAAAAATGAAGGCTTCAATATGTAACTTCTTTTGTTATCCTTTCTTAATAAACCTTTCACTTGCCAATTATTTAGAACTTTGCTGTACTTTTCTATTGAAACTTTAAGAGTTTCAAAAACTTTAATCAATAGGAGACTTATATGCCAATCATATACCAAGTTTTGAAGGGTTGACTTGAAAAAAAAAGAAAAAAAGTAAGACTAGATTCCTTCATTAATTTTTATTTATAGTTAAATTCGACGTGCTATCAGGCGATATAACAATTATTATAACAATAATTATGAGTCCCTAGCCGTAAAATGAGTTCATAATTCCATAAAATCTGCACAGTATGATCAATGATGTACCAGAAAGTGCAACAAAACACTGTGCACATAAATGTAATAACTAAGACCAGGAAAACTGAAGTTTCTTTGTTGTCTTATCCTCAATACAACCGATGGTATCGATACAGTCTTCTTAACTACAGCTTCGTAAAGACAGCTATCAATCGCACAAAACGCGGTGGTTCTTCTGATGCCAGCATTGCCATGTACAACAATAGCACCTGGCATCCGTTGGTGATACTCCTCTGCTTCGATGAAAAATTCTGCATTTCTGTTGTTTATAATCTCCAAAAACTTCAGAATATCTTCTTCATGGGGAAATGTGTGTTCGGGCCAATGAAGGTATTTAAAGTGACTTACCCTCTTTGACTGTCCAGTGTTTAAGTGAGTGATGATTAATACTGTTTCGGTGTAGTCTTTTTCTTCGTTACGCTCTTTCTGTTTGATTTTGAAGTCTCCAGAGATTATGTCAGTTTGACTCGAAGAAAGATATGGATAGGATTGCTGTGCCTCTTCTTCGGAACCATTTAACATAACAATCACACGCGTGTTTTCTTCCCAAATCATGGTCCAGAAGTTGCCCAAGGTGCTCGCCATCGGTTGTTCCGTTGCGATGAACTTCCTCTTCAGCTCGAATCCACTGACATAATTACCATTAATATAATCTGCTCCATCGTTGGTCTGGTGTAAGACCACGCGGGAATTATCCCAGCATGGGATGTTTCTAAAAAGATTTTTGTTTTTGTTTTTCGGCTTCTTCCAGTTTTCGTAAGTTCCGTTTAATGGTTCTTGACAAATGCGAGAGTACTCGTCAGCTATTACGTCGGTGTACTTCGGGTGAGTAGATCGTGCCAAAAATTCGAAATTTTGAAAAGGTGCAAACAAATCGGTATTCATGATTACTAAAATATAACTCCAGTCTAGACAATATGTGGACGTCCGCTCTGTACAATTGATTACATAGAACTGACCACGAAGTGGGGATGAGGCCTATTTATATTTGTTTTATCATGAATGTTGATATCAGTTAAAATGGTGTACTTTGAGTAGTTATATTTTAGTTTTTGGTAAGCAAAGCGAAAAAACGAGTCTTTTATAGTCTCAGGATAATAATTTAAAGTTGTCTGATTCTTTGCACGTATCTTACGAGTCATACTGAGAGGAGAGGAGCGACCTATAAATGCGGTATCTTGTTATGTTTGGGCGTCTATCAAGTTTTTAACGCGCCCGAATCCGCACACGTTTTTTGAGAACTTAAAATTCTAAGTAACGTTAAAAATGAGTTCTAAGAATGCAAAAACTCGCCATTGTGAAGAATTAACATCAATAATTGACGAAAAGATAATTATTGAATTCATTCGCCAAGAACACACCAACCTAATGATGAAGGAGATGGACGCGGACGGAACTTTTGTCGCTCCTGGAACAGATGAACTATGCTTCGACCACAACCGTGTAATTCTTAAGGAAGATAAGGAATCCAGCGATAAGATAAATGCAAGCTACATCGCCGGCTTCAAGCAACCCAAGGCATATATTGTAACAAAGACTCCGGATGCAGAGGCGGCAATCCATAAGTTTTGGAAAATGGTCTGGGAACAACAATCTGAGGTCATTGTCATGCTGAATAAACCTGATCAAAACGAGAAGGGTCTAATTTATTGGAAATTGGAAGAACGGTCGACGCTCTATTGTGAGAAGCTCAGCGTAGAGACAATTAAAGTTTGGTATTTACATCAAAGTTTCGAGATTACAACACTACTTGTCACGCATGAAGATGGGGGTTCGCTACTGGTTGACCACTTCTTATACAAGAACTGGTCAAAAGTTGATTCGGTGCCCTCAGGCGCCGATTTCATTAATTTAGTCATGAAAACAAGACTGAAAAATAAATATGCGCCAGCGCAAAAGCTTCCCAACGACTACAAGACTCCAGTAGTAGTCCATTGCAGTGATGGGCTAAATCGATCAATTGTCTTCTGTGCAATCGACATATCGATAACTAGAGATCAGAAAATTGGTGATGTAAACATATTCTCTATCATGTCACAACTAAGAAAACAAAGATACGATTGCCTGCACTATGTTGATCATTATGTTTTCTGCTATTCAGCATTTTGTGAATATTTGAATTTTTTTACGTAAGAATAATAATTGTTGCTCTTTATTTTATAATGGATTTTATGTAATTAATTCTCATGTATTTTTTTAATATTTCGTTTTAATTTTTCTCTAATATCCGTCTAGTTAAGATAAGTCAGCCTACAATTTATTTGTAATAATTTTATGACTAGTTAAGAGTTTTTTTGGATATCTAATAAAACTAAGGATTTATTCTGCAACTTTCTTTGTTATTATTTCTTCAAAGACACATCACTCTCCAATAATACAGAACTTTACTATACTTTTTGATTAAAGCTTTAAGAGTTTCAAAAACTTTAATGGATAGGATTTTAGACTACCATGAGTTGGTTTGTTTTTAGAAGTTTCATAAGGTGATGCACAAAACGTCACAATTATTTTTATGCGTGCCTATTCATCACTGCAGAAGTCTTGACAATATGGAGACGTCTATTCTAATTGATGTATTATTGTCTACAATTGGTTGTTTGATTTGGAGTACGTGACATGAATAATTAATTGCTTACATGTCATAAATATTAATGTCGGTTACAATTGTCAGCTTTGAGTAGATATAATTTGATTTCTAAGAACTAAAGCGAAAAAAAAACTGATTTTTTACATTCTCAGGATAATAAATATGTCGTTTGATTCGTTAAACAACGTAGTTGATAATCATAAGTAATACTGATAGAAGAGGGGAGATATATAAATAGAGATTCTTGATGTCTTCTGGCGTCAATCAAGTTTGTAACGCGCCCGACTCCGCACATGTTTTTTAAGAACTTCAAATTCTAAGTGAGTTTAAAAATGGGTTCTAATAATACTCTCTAAACATGAATAAGTGAATATTCACTTATTTAAGTGAGAACCGAGCCACTGACTTGAAAAAGTGGCTCGATTGGCACTTAAGTTAAGTGAATATTCACTTATTTGACGAATTTTCACTAATTCAGTTTTGGGGAGTACGCAAACCCTGCATTGCGAGGACTCAGTAACAATAATTGACTTTTAAAGAAATGGAAGGATCTTTCAACGCTTTTATATTTTCTGGAGACCTGGGAAACGGACGACATAAAACAGAAGGACTGTGCTTCGAAGACCGGCGTGCAGTTCTTCCGGAAGAAAAGAAGTCCCACGATTTGAGCTACATCGACGGCTTCCAGCAACCTAAAGCATACATCAGAACAAAAACTCCTGATTCCGAAGCAACAATTCATAACTTTTGGAACATGATCTGGGAACATCAAACTGAGATCATTGTCATGCTGAATAAACCTGAAGGAGACGAGAAGGGTCTTATCTATTGGAACTCAGAAGTGGGATCTACGTTCTGTTGTGGAAAACTGAAGGTTGAAACAATTGTAGTTCAACCGAAATATTATAGCTTCATACAAACGAAACTACTCCTTACACACGAAGATGGAGGCTCCTTGTACATAGACCACTTCTTATTCACGGACTGGCCAAGGCTCAATTGCTTGCCCTCAAGCGATGACTTTTTTGAGTTAATCAGCATGATAAGATTATACAGTCAATATGCCGTGACGAATAAGCTTCCTAATGGGGATAAGAGTCCGATGGTAGTCCATTGCAGCGATGGGCTAAGTCGATCAAGGGTGTTCCTTGATATCGATTTATCGATATCTCGAGCTCAGAAGACTAATAAAGTAAATTTTTCATCTATATATTCAAAACTCGAACAAGAAATTTTTAATCGCACGCAACATGCAAGGTACTATTGTTTTTGTTATTTAGTACTTCGTTTCTATTTAACGCGTTCTACGAAAGAAGAATAATCGTTACTCTCTATCTTTTAATCAATGTCTCATATTTTCCTATCATGTATATCAGCAATATGTAGCTTTAATTTAATTCTAATTAGCATCTAATCATAGATAAGTTAAGAGTTTTTAATCTATAAGTAGAAATAGAAATGTATGATTGTTAAATGAACATGTGAAACTTTTGTTAAATGTGTAATAAAATAAAGGATTTAATATACAACTTTTTTTATTGTCATTTCTTCAAATAATATATATCCTACTAAACATTTATCTCAATGCAAAATACATACCTATATAGAATACCTAAATTGAAAAGTTTTTAAAATATTCAAAAGAATTGAAAAGAATTCAAATTATGTTATTTCCTATGCTCTTTAATTCAGTTTTTCAATCAAGTAAATGTTGTGTATCAAAAGTATATTATTATACATAAAAATATTTATTTATTTTATTACATCAATATTATACATACATTATCTTTACATTAATTAAAAATCTACGAATTAATTTGAACAAATCAATGGAAACTGTTGCCATTGAGTAATTTCACTGTACTGGCATTCGCCTGTGCCCCGCTACGGAACACAGTGAACAGGAAAACCACAGAAAATCTGGCCAAGATACAGGCGGCTCGGAATCGAGTCCTGGCGATTGTTGAAAAAACTGCAAGGGTTCGAATCCAAGCCTGAGCGAGCTATTGTACGGATAGCCAAAGACGTAGAAAGAGGTAGATATGTTGTTTGTCAATAAATCAGATTGATTTAATAAATCCCATTTTCGTCGCGTGAGGAATATCTATCATATGAAATACGATTATCAATTAACTCTTGGAGTTTTCCAACGATAGTAGCACCTACAGGACGATTAATTTTTGATCCAAACTTCACTTCTTCTAGAAATCTGGTAACGCTCATAGGCGTTAAGTCGAACGTTTCTTGACTCATTTTGCCTAAACTGTATTCTGTTTGTAGTTTTACATTATTAAAGGCTCCAGTTTCATAATTTGACAGAACGTTAGGGTACAAACCATACGTTAAGTTCGGGGGATTTTCCGTAAGTATAACATCAAAGGGATTTCCTTTAGATTCGTTATCAAATACCAGGATACTAGTTGCTGCGTACTGATGGACTCTGTATTTACCGTCAAATACATTGTAGAATGCAGTGACTTCATATCCCGCTACTTCATGAACTTGGAGGTTGCCTTGATATGTATTATTAACTAGAAGTACATTATCTCCAACTATGTAATGATTTTGTTCTGGTCCTTTGAATTCATTAGCAACCATTACTATTCTCTTTCCAGTTATGTTATAAGCATATCCGTAACCGGGAAAAATATTGTTTTCCAGAATAATTACCGACGCTTTCATGATGCAAGGGTTGGACGCGGCCAAAATGATGCTATAACTTAGTTGAATGGTATCTTCTGCCAATGAATACTTGTGCAAGTCAGAGCAGTTGAGATATTGAATGATTTCACGTGGAGGCGCCTCCGGTGCATTTCTGTTGTTAACTATAGGATTACCTGCTGAATAAATGCAAAAAATTCCAATATTAGTTATATTTCTTAATAAAACAATAAAAAAATTTTTATTTTTGATTGCTAATACAACGAAAAGAAATAAAATACAATTTACTGAGTATCTCAGCCAATTTCTCGGAAAAAATATTATAAATTCAAAATGAGTTATTTGTTAAGTTTAATTTAAGAAAAACAATAAAGAAAGAAGTTTATTGCACGCCTCATAAGCGAAGCGAATAAAATAGTGCTCTACTCTCGCCTTACAAAAATCAAATGATCGCATTTTTAGAACAATATTTACACACAAATCTCTTAGAAAAATACTAGTTTCAACACTTATGACATTTTTAAAAGACATTTTGCTAATTCAATGTAGTTTAATTATAATTAGCAATAAACTAAAATCCACCTATCGTTTGTATATCTATTTCTATGTAAATAAGGTTCGTTATTTACAAACAAGACATGCGCAGTGTCTTTTTTTTCTGGGTAGACAATGGCGCGAAGGACTTAAAAGTATTTGTATTTTATTTTGATCAATTTTATTATGGAAAATTAGATTATGAGGCGTGCACTTTTGGATTTGTCAAACTTTTTTTGATAAATAATGAAAAAAAAAAAAAAAAAAAAAAAAAAAACAATTTACCTTCATCCAGCTGTGTCGATTCATTCTGCAGTGTCGATTCATCCTCTACAGCTCGAAGCGCTAAAAAAAATAGCATGATATTAAAATGAGTTTTATTGCTGACTTTCAGAGGAACAATAAAGAAAGAAGAATATATTTTTGATTACTAATGTAAGAAAAAAAAAAAGAGTTTGCACGGCATTTATCTTGCCGTGCAAACTCATCCTATATTAGTCGAAATATTGAAAAATAAATATATAATTTCATGATGAGTTATATTACTGACTTTTAAAGAAAAAATAAAGAAATAATATATTTCTGTTAACAAATACAACAAGAGGAAAATATCAAAATAGTTTTTAAAGACAATTATTACTTACATGCGTTGTTGACGAGCGTAACGAGCACAACAATAACTACTAGTTTCCCGAACATCTTCCCGATGCTCTCAAAACTGGAATGCGCTTCCCACCTCGGTGGATCGGCTTTTATATGATTTATTATCAGTATATACTTACGTCAAGTTCACATGAACTGTAAACAATTGTTATTTATAGATTCAAATGGTCAACCACAATTGTTAACAGCTTCACATTTGACTCCGACTTGTGGGCGGTTATTCACTGTGGTTTTTCCCTAAAAAATATTTTGCATGACCCATGATACGAAGCATGAGATAGTACTAACGATCGAACAATTGTTTAATATTATAATATTATAAATATTATACTCCCCTTTTGATAACTAATAAATAAAGATACTATTTTAAGAAATGTTTTTTTAAGATAGACACTTATAATATTCGTAGTAAGGAAGAAGATATTATCTTCGAAATTACAAATGGTTGATCCTTGCAAAAAAATGTCTTACAATCTTATCATTGGGTCTAAGGAATACGAGGTGTAAGCAATGCTCGTTTCAATCTTAAAGAATGTTACAATTGGGAACGGCTACTATGACAACAGTTAGCATAGCAACGGTGACCATGTGGCAACGGTTAAATATTAATAAGTAAAATTTGTAAAAATATTAATTAATTAAGTTGTCAATAATAAACATTTTGACATAAGCGCGTTCGATTTTCCAGTGTGTAATAAAATAAAGGATTTAATATTCAACTTTCTCTATTATCATTTTTTCAAATATTATTTATGTTACAAAACATTCATACCAATTAATACATTCAGTCTCAAAAGTGTTAGAAAATATCTCCTAATTACTCCCTAACAAGTCTACTTAATTAGAAAAAAAAAAAAAAAAAAGTTTAAAATATTCAGAAATATTATTGAAAAAAATTCAAACTATGTTACTTCCTATGCTCTTAAATTGATTTTTTTTAATCAGGGAAATGTTATTTAACAAAAAGTCATTATTATGCGTCAAAATATTTATTTTATTATATTAATATTACATTATACATACATTATCTTCACTTTAATTATATAAATCTACATATTAATTTGAACAAATCAATGGAGACTGTGGCCATTCAATATTTTAACTGAACCGGCATTCGCCTATGCCCTGCTCCGGAGCACAGTGACCAGAAAAACCACAGAAAACCTGATGAAGATACAGGCGGCTTGGAATTGAGCCTTGGCGATCGTTGAAATAACTCCAAGGATTAGAATCCAAGCCTAAGCGAGTTGTCGTATGGATAGCCAAAGACGTAGACATTATATTTATCAATAAATCAGATTGATAATGATTGATTTAAAAAATAATAGTTTGTTGTCTGTGAAATATTAAAAACGATATTGAAGTATTGGAAAACCACTATTAATTAACTCTTCGAATCTTTGAACGATAGCAGCACTTTCAGGACGTTTAATTTTTAATCCAAACTTCACATCTTGTAGAAATCTTTGCATGTTTACAGTCGTTAAATCGAGTGTTGCGTAACCATTTTACCTAAAGAGTATTCTGTATGTTCTTTTATATCATTAAAGGCTCCACTTTTATAATTTGACAGATCGTTAGGATACAATTCATGCATTAAGTTCAGTGACTTCATATCCCGCTACTGCATGAACGTGGAGGTTGCCTTCATATGTATTATTAACTAGAAGTATATTAACTCCAACTATGTAATAATTTTGTTCTGGTCCTTTGAATTCATTACCATCCATTACTATTCTCTTTCCAGTTATGTTATAAGCATATCCGTAACCGGGAAAAATATTGTTTTCCAGAATAATTACCGACGCTTTCATGATGCAAGGGTTGGACGCGTCCACAATGATGCTATGACTTAGTTGAATGGTATCTTCTGCCAATGAATACTTGTGCAAGTCAGAGCAGTTGAGATATTGAATGATTTCACGTGGAGGCGCCTCCGGTGCATTTCCGTTGTTAACTATAGGATTACCTGCTGAATAAACGCAAAAAATTCCAATATTAGTTATATTTCTTAACAAAGAGATAAAAAAATTTTATTTTTGATTGCTAATACAATGAAAAGGAATAAAATACAATTTGCTGAGTATCTCAGCCAATATCTCGGAAAAAATATTATAAATTCAGAATGAGTTATTTGTTGAGTTTAAGAAAAAACATGAAGAAAGAAGTATACACAGTAAAAAAATTTTTGTCAAATTTAACATAAATTTTAGTGTTACTGACTGTTTTTACACAAACTGATGTTAATTCTACATTCTAGTGTCTTAAATTAACACATGAGAATATAAAATTCTTCGCACTCGAGTGTAATATTCTACACAAAAATTTTTACACTTTACACAATGACGAAACATTTTTTGCTAATTCAATGTAGTTTAATTATAATTAGCAATAAAGTAAAATCTACTTATCGTTTGCGTATTTATATCTATGTAAATAAAGTTCGTTTACAACACATACGCAGTATCTTTCTTTTCTTGGTAGACAATGGCGCGAAAGACTTAAAAGTATTTGTATTTTATTTCAATCAATTTTATTATGGAAAATTAAATTATGAGGCGTGCACTTTTGGATTTTTCAAACTTTTTTGATAACTACTGAAAAAAAAATAATTTACCTTCATCCAGCTGTGTCGATCCATTCTGCAGTGTCGATTCATCCAGCTGTGTCGATTCATCCTCTACAGCTCGAAGCGCTAAAAAAAATAGCATGATATTAAAATGAGTTTTATTGCTGACTTTCAGAGGAACAATAAAGAAAGAAGAATATATTTTTGATTACTAATGTAAGAAAAAAAAAAAGAGTTTGCACGGCATTTATCTTGCCGTGCAAACTCATCCTATATTAGTCGAAATATTGAAAAATAAATATATAATTTCATGATGAGTTATATTACTGACTTTTAAAGAAAAAATAAAGAAATAATATATTTCTGTTAACAAATACAACAAGAGGAAAATATCAAAATAGTTTTTAAAGACAATTATTACTTACATGCGTTGTTGACGAGCGTAACGAGCACAACAATAACTACTAGTTTCCCGAACATCTTCCCGATGCTCCCAAAACTGGAATGCGCTTCCCACCTCGGTGGATCGGCTTTTATATGATTTATTATCAGTATATACTTACGTCAAGTTCACATGAACTGTAAACAATTGTTATTTATAGATTCAAATGGTCAACCATAATTGTTAACAGCTTCACATTTGACTCCGACTTGTGGGCGGTTATTCACTGTAGTTTTTCCCTAAAAAATATTTTGCATGACCCATGATACGAAGCATGAGATAGTACTAACGATCGAACAATTGTTTAATATTATAATATTATAAATATTATACTCCCCTTTTGATAACTAATAAATAAAGATACTATTTTAAGAAATGTTTTTTTAAGATAGACACTTATAATATTCGTAGTAAGGAAGAAGATATTATCTTCGAAATTACAAATGGTTGATCCTTGCAAAAAAATGTCTTACAATCTTATCATTGGGTCTAAGGAATACGAGGTGTAAGCAATGCTCGTTTCAATCTTAAAGAATGTTACAATTGGGAACGGCTACTATGACAACAGTTAGCATAGCAACGGTGACCATGTGGCAACGGTTAAATATTAATAAGTAAAATTTGTAAAAATATTAATTAATTAAGTTGTCAATAATAAACATTTTGACATAAGCGCGTTCGATTTTCCAGTGTGTAATAAAATAAAGGATTTAATATTCAACTTTCTCTATTATCATTTTTTCAAATATTATTTATGTTACAAAACATTCATACCAATTAATACATTCAGTCTCAAAAGTGTTAGAAAATATCTCCTAATTACTCCCTAACAAGTCTACTTAATTAGAAAAAAAAAAAAAAAAAAAAAAAAGTTTAAAATATTCAGAAATATTATTGAAAAAAATTCAAACTATGTTACTTCCTATGCTCTTAAATTGATTTTTTTTAATCAGGGAAATGTTATTTAACAAAAAGTCATTATTATGCGTCAAAATATTTATTTTATTATATTAATATTACATTATACATACATTATCTTCACTTTAATTATATAAATCTACATATTAATTTGAACAAATCAATGGAGACTGTGGCCATTCAATATTTTAACTGAACCGGCATTCGCCTATGCCCTGCTCCGGAGCACAGTGACCAGAAAAACCACAGAAAACCTGATGAAGATACAGGCGGCTTGGAATTGAGTCTTGGCGATCGTTGAAATAACTCCAAGTATTAGAATCCAAGCCTAAGCGAGTTGTCGTATGGATAGCCAAAGACGTAGACATTATATTTATCAATAAATCAGATTGATAATGATTGATTTAAAAAATAATAGTTTGTTTTCTGTGAAATATTAAAAACGATATTGAAGTAATGGAAAATCACTATTAATTAACTCTTCGAATCTTTGAACGATAGCAGCACTTTCAGGACGTTTAATTTTTAATCCAAACTTCACATCTTGTAGAAATCTTTGCATGTTTACAGTCGTTAAATCGAGCGTTGCGTAACCAATTTTACCTAAAGAGTATTCTGTATGTTCTTTTATATCATTAAAGGCTCCACTTTTATAATTTGACAGATCGTTAGGATACAATTCATGCATTAAGTTCACGGGTTTTTCCAGAAGTAAGACATCAAACGGATTTCCTCTAGATTCATTATCGAACACCAGTACACTAGTTCCTGCATATTGATGGATTCTGCATATACTATCATATACATTGTGAAACGCAGTGACTTCATATCCCGCTACTTCATGAACTTGGAGGTTGCCTTGATATGTATTATTAACTAGAAGTACATTATCTCCAACTATGTAATGATTTTGTTCTGGTCCTTTGAATTCATTATCAACCATTACTATTCTCTTTCCAGTTATGTTATAAGCATATCCGTAACCAGGAAAAATATTGTTTTTCAGAATAATTACCGACGCTTTCATGATGCAAGGGTTGGACGCGTCCACAATGATGCTATGACTTAGTTGAATGGTATCTTCTGCCAATGAATACTTGTGCAAGTCAGAGCAGTTGAGATATTGAATGATTTCACGTGGAGGCGCCTCCGGTGCATTTCTGTTGTTAACTATAGAATTACCTGCTGAATAAACGCAAAAAATTCCAATATTAGTTATATTTCTTAACAAAGAGATAAAAAAATTTTATTTTTGATTGCTAATACAATGAAAAGGAATAAAATACAATTTGCTGAGTATCTCAGAGGAAAATATCAAAATAGTTTTTAAAGACAATTATTACTTACATGCGTTGTTGACGAGCGTAACGAGCACAACAATAACTACTAGCTTCCCGAACATCTTCCCGATGCTCCCAATACTCGAATGCGCTTCCCACTTCGGTGGATCGGGTTTTATATGATTTATAATTAGTATATACTTACGTCATGTTTACATGAACTGAAAACAATTGTTAATTATTGATTCAAATGGTTAACTATAATTGATAACAGCTCAATATTTGACTCAGACTTGTGGGCGGTTATTCACTGTCGGTTTTCCCTAAAAAATATTTTGCACGACCCATGACGAATCATTAGATAGTGCTTATGATCGAACAATTGTTTGATATTATAATATTATAAATATTATATTCCCCTCTTGATAACTAATAAATAAAGATACTATTTAAAAAAATGTTATTTAAGATAGACACTTATAATATTCATTGTAAGGAAGAAGATATTATCTTCAAAATTACAGATGGTTGATCCTTGCACAAAAATGTCTTACTTACAATCTTATCATTAGGTCTAAGGAATATGGGGTATAAGCAATGCTCGTTTCAATCTTAAATAATATTACAATTGGCAACGGTTACCATAGCAACGGTGACCATGGCAACGGTTAAATATTAATAAGTAAAATTTGTAAAAATATTAATTAATTAAATTGTCGATAATAAACATTCTGACAGAAGCGCGTTGGATTTTCTAGTGTGTAATAAAATAAAGGCTTTAATATTCAACTTTCTTTATTATCATTATTTCAAATATTATTTATGTTACAAAACATTCATACCAATTAATACATTCAGTCTCAAAAGTGTTAGAAAATATCTTCTAATTAGTCCCTAACAAGTCTACTTAATTAGAAAAAAAAAAATGGTTAGCGCATTATTTTATTTCGGGTAAGTTACAAGGATAATTCTTAAAAGAAATACGCACAAAGTAATAATATATTTTATTTTTAAGACTTAATACATAATCATTACAAACTAATAAGGACAAATTATTCACGGAGTCTGATCGATTAAACTCTTTAAACATAACCCTTCACTATTTCATAACACAAAGCATAAAGGTCTGAGGAGTTAATAGCCCCGGGCTTTTGTTCTCTTATCCTTTCAACGACATATGACACTGAGACTACTTTCGTTAAATCATACTTGGTTATGCAGATGTCGATAGCGCAATACATTTGCGAGCCTCCCAAACCATCAAAACAATGAATGAGTATAGGGGCAGCTTTCTTATCAGGCATCCTGTTCTTCAGCTTAAGATACACGTCGTCGACAAAGAAATAAAAATCCAAAAAGTGCCCGGGCTGAGGTAAGCTACCTTTCGGCCAATCGGTAAACTGATAATGAACAACCGATCGCCTCTGTTTTGACTTGAGTGTCGTCGAAGTCAGAGATAACACAGTTGCAGTGAAGTATGAATGGACTGCAATTTCTCGAGTAGTAATCTTGAACTTCCCACTTAGTACAGATTGACGCTGTGTAGAGGACCAATACTGGAAACTCTTCTCATTAAGCTTGCCTATCATCACGATTATCTCTACGTGGTTATCCCACACAGATTGCCAGAACATTTCGGAGTCTTCTTCCGCTGGATTTTTCGCACAGAGAAATTTATGCTTCGTATCATATCCATCAACGAACCTCGCTCTCGGGAGCACTTGTTTTTTCTTGGACTGAGGACCGTAGTAGAGAAATTGCAGGTAAGACAGGCAGCCTTTTATCTCCACCTCTTTGTTCTGCTCCAGTGTAGATTTCATTTCTTCTCCTTCCGTCATGAATTTTGATTGATACTCGTTTATGATGCGCGCTTTTGATTTTGGGTCTTCCATGAAACGCAGGAACTCATCAGCATTCATCCTTGGGATACAGGGTTCCGTTGTTAAGACCTTCATTGTGAAACGTCTATTATCGATGGCAACAAGTTTTAAACTAAACTTTATTCTATGGTCAAAACGGCTTTTATAGAAGCCTTGAAAAGCTGAACACTTATTTGACATCTACGTCATTTTTGTCTGGCTATTGTTAGATGTAAATAACGTTGCTATGGAATTAAGTTTTTTAATCGTTGAATTTAAAACATAAATTCCTGCATATTAATGGTTCATTAGTAATCTTAAACTTTTTTTTATTATATAAGAGATACTTCTAAAACTTTTCTAGAAAAAATACAGTAAAGTAAAAAAACCCTGTTAATTCGCTCACAAATTTATTTAAATTGTTTGTAAGCATTAAAAATTTAATAAAAATCCTACTTACAATTATCATTTCAAGTCGTTGAAAAAATCTAGCTACAACTCTGTCTTATTCCTAAGTACAATATATAATGACAGTTTTTGAAGAAAATAACTTATATATATATATATATTTCACAGATAGGTTCACATTTATTACCACTTACACACGGCCTAATTGACTAAATCACATGAAGATAGGTCTTAACTAATTGATAACACAGTTCATATAGGCATGTAGAAGTGATTGATCAAGACAGGGCAATATTGATATTTACTGTCTGGATTGACTCAACTATAAGAGAGCCTCTTCCACAAAACGTTCCCTCGAGCATATAATTAGCAGCTTATACTTCTGATCTTCATATTTTTGTTTGGCTATCTTGGTCTTTTGGTCGATTTCTTCAGAAGCCTCGTCCGTTTTTGGTTTCCTGTTCTTAAGATTGTGGACTCTCTCTTTGAGCTTCAGGACTTCCAGCCGCTAACTCTAAACGCTCTTCCGAGGAATACATCCTGATGCGTACGACTATAACGGAACTTTCAGCTGAAATAGTCACCTTGAAGATACCTGGTCTCTTATAGGCCATTAAGATGAATAATTCAAGATGTAGACAAAAAAGGTATACATAAACTGTTGTAATTATACCGAACTACCAGGCAATGTGAAACCATATAGACTCTGCAATATAAGGTTCATTTTTGCTAACTAGCAAATAATAGTTTTCAGTAAATGAATGAAAAGTTTTTTCTTTTTTTCATTCCAACATTATAGTGAACCTCATTGTAATCAGAATGAGATTATACCGAGTTCGCGTTCGAAGGTAATCTTATTACTAATTGTTGTTGTTAAGACAAATGGGACTACTGTAGTTAATTAGTTATTAACAGCAAATAAGGTCAAATTTTTTATGTTTTTGATACCCTTAAGAGATAATAAAATATGGTCGGTTATCAGCAGTGAGGTCAACAGTTCCTACATCTCACAACGCTATATCACATAACAAAAAAACCCAGTGTTAAAAGATCGGCTTTTATCTGTGTTTTTCTCGGAATTAATTTAGGCCCAAATATACAGATCAGTCCATGAGGCGATTAGGTTACGGCTTTAATTACATAGTCGATACCAATATGAATGGTTTCTATTAATTAATTAGTGTATTACGGCCATAAAGTTTGATCACAATGAGCGATAATTTTTCAAATTGGACTTTTTAACGGGAAAATAAATAATTACGGTTTTTTTTTATGAGAATTGATGGGACAAATTCCTCAAACTATGTCAATTTGCTCTAATTAACTGAAATAGGTTATTTGCATGATGTGTTTTTCATGAAAATATAGTTTCACCACCTACGCCATACTTACTCAACAATTTATTAATATTACATTAGCAACTAAGCACCCTTTTTTAAATTCAAGATCAGCTAATGTAAATTGAAACTTCATTTTAGCAAAAATAGTTGTTTTCAGACGTTACTAAATAAAACGGTTGAATCACTAATGCATACGGTGACATTGAACACGTTGATATAATCAAAAAAAAGTCATTGCGGACAAGGTGTGGTAGGATAATCTTTTCTCGTGAAGGATAAATTTCTCACGTTAAAAATAATTTCTATCTTTCCTGCTACGAAATAAGAATCATTTTCGATCGACCAAACTCCTTACCTATTGACGTTTGCATCCATGCATCCATGCATAATATGCCCTTGTCTCAAAGAACAATATATTTTTTGTAGGTATTGCACGCCTCATAAGCGAAGCGTTGAGGCTGTGCTCTATTCTCGATATTTCGAAAAAAGCAGTTTTGTCGAAACTGAAATTGATTTTTTGTTATTTATATTGCACTTACAGGTTAAAATGAGTACACTTATGTCAAGTCAAATAATTTTTCAGGCACATAATATATATTTTAATAACAATTTTTTTGATTAACATAATAAATAATAACATTAAACATAATTTTTTTTGGACGTCCGTGTATGAATGAGTGTATGTGGCAGGGAAATTGGTCGAAAAAATAATCGTACCGGAATAATTTCTTTTTAATTATCTAAAGTAATACACGACAGAATTTCTTAGTTAATATGAGCGTTCAATTTACTCTCGTTAAATTATTATTTATAAAAAACTAATGTATGTCTGTGGATTTATTTGTATTTCTATCTATATATTTTATTATAGTATTTTTTTTCCTCATCTTGGAGTTATGGCGCCACTAAACCGTAGCAGTGTTTTCTGTCTTTTTATTATTTTGCTTTCTATATTTTATTTTAATCAATTTTATTTTAAAAAATGAGATTATGAGGCGTGCACTTTTGGATTTTTCAAACTTTTTTTATACTACTGTATTTATTTTAGTTATTTTATTTTGTATTATTTAATGACGTCAGCAATAACATTTTAGGAAAAAATCCACATATAGATATTATAAATTGAATTATGCTCCCTATTTGAAACAATGTTCCATTGTTAATTAAAACCACAATAACTTAGGCATGACGCAAACAATTGACAGGTGATACATATTTTCATAAATATGTAACCTTTTCATCTTCGTTAAATATAGTAATTTAAAGCATCTCGCATTTATTGGGTGAAGGAATTCGGGGTACTCACAAATTCGATAAAGCTTCTCGCGTCCAGGTGGGTTTTCTTAAAGATCCACTAAAACCACACTTCACTGACATTATAGCACAAATAATCTAGAAAGACTGAAGCTATTTTAATCGAAAACTGCAGTCGAAAAATGGAGCGCAGGTCGTTCACCATAACTTCAAGCTTGCGCTTCGCACTCTCATAGTCTGACTTAAAAAGGTCAAGTTCACGTTCCACATGCTTCCTGTCACAGTTCTGTCTGTTTAATTCGCACTCTAAAGTTCAGATCTAATCCTTAAGGTGGTCATTTTATCGGTAATGTTGGTTGTAAAGATAGGGATAAAGATATGGGGCCAGCCATGCCTAAATTCCTTTTATATGATTCTTTGTATTACCCAAAGTCCTAACACATAATTTTTAATTATCCTAAAATTCCCTAAAAACATTGTTAAAAACAGGATGCAAAAAAAACTTCGAGATAATTTTTTCCTCATTATTAATATAATAATCTAAATGTAGAGTTAATTGATTGGCGTCATTTTCAAGCGCAATACTGAAATCAATACATAAAATCAATACCGAAACTATCGAAATACGTCCTACTCTATGAAATATCCTACGTAATTCCGATTCAGTTATCAATCTCTATGGCGTGAAAAATGACCATTAATATTTCATAACATTGTGGAGCAAACCTATAAACATGTCCAGCTAAATGAAAAAATTCACATTTAGTACCTAACCACACTCGGGACTAGGACTCTTATCCTGAAAGCCTAACTTTCTAAAAATGGGCGCAAAATTAACTAAAAAAAATTCCTTCGCTAAAAACTGTGAACAACTCATTGAAGAATCGAGGCTGGCTCACATACTGAAAGAAGAACACCATCAAATAGTGCAAGAAAACGTCCCCTACTCCTGCTACGAAGTATTGAAGCTTAAAAACTGGTCAAAATGTAGATACTGGAACACATCCATCTTCGACCGCAATCGGGTGATCCTCAAGACAGAAGACGGAGGAAGTGACTTCATTAATGCCAGCTACGTCGACGGTCACAATGCTAAGGGAAGGTTCATATGCACCCAGGCACCACTCGAAGAGACAGCTAACGATTTTTGGCAGATGATATTCTCCCATCAAGTCCGGGTAATTGTCATGCTGACCAGAATAATGGAAAAAGGACGTGAGGCTTGTTACCCGTACTGGAACCCCAAAAAGCGGGGAAAAGCTGTCCATGGCAAGTTCACAATCAAAACTCTGAAAATCAAGTCCTTCCGTTACTACGCGGTGACTAATTTACAAGTAACAGACAATACTGGAGCTTCATTAGACGTCCAGCATTTCGCCTACACCGACTGGCCCCATAACAGCCTTCCTCGGAATCCTTCAAAGTTTCTGGACTTCGTTCTCGCGGTCAGAGAGGCTCAATTAACGGCAGATGTGGATAACAAGGGTAAAAACATCCCTCCTATAGTGGTTCACTGCAGCGCCGGTTTGAATCGTACTGGGGCTTTTTGTGCTATTGATGTCAGTTTGTCTCTATACAACGAGAGAGCAACGATTAGCCTTTCATCGATAGTGCGTAATCTGCGTAAGCAAAGGCATAATTGTTTGTCTTTACCTCAATACTATGTCTTCTGCTACTTAATTGTCTTGATATATGCTAAGTTAGTTGCTGATAAGTATTAGTCTAGATGTTATGTTATATAATTGTAATTTATCTAGTTTTAAGTTTTTTGTAGAGCATTCAAAATATTTTTATAGGTAGCTAACTTTAAATAAAGTTTATTTTGTGTTAATACTCTGCTTTTTTTCAATTAATGTCCCTTAGTAACCACTTTTTAGGTATTGAATTGCAAATTAGAATATTGGAATTAAATTTGGTACTTGCAATTAAATTAAGAATAAAGTAGCGACCGCAATAACTTGTTATAAATTAGCGGATTTAGTATTCCGGGGTGACAATTTACATATGTGCTCTTAACTTGCGTCACCCTGTCACAGGGCATTAGGTACCAAGTGAGTTGCCTAAATAAATCGTTATTAAGCCCTAACCTGCT